GTGCTATCGGCAGGGACCTTTTTTTCCATCAGGCGCTTAATTGCGCCCTCAATCAATTCAATATCCTTTTGGGGCTTGTCCAAATCGGGAATAAGCGGATTGCGTGCCAGTTCCGCACGATCAGCAATCAGCTTTTCAAGTATATCTGCAATCTTCTCTTCCTGGCTTTTACCGGTTTCTTTGGTTGGATTTACTTTTATTCCCGCCTGCAGTTCGCCCAGCTCTTTATAAAGCCTTGCCTGTTCGGCCAAATCATCGTTTAAGCTTTTCTGGGCGCGATCATCTGCCAGTTTAAGGTTTGTTCTATCATAACTACCTATAGCCTTCTCAGTCTGTCTGATCGCATCGGTGATTTGTTTGGCCTCTAATTCTCTGCCGGTCAAAGTAGCGCCCTGAGCCTTTAATATCCGCTCTGTTACTTGTTCCAATTGCGCCTGCTTGATCTTGGCCGCTATTACTGTTTGAAGACTTCCTATATACTTTTTATAGGCGGCATCCAGTCCAGTTACAGTATCGCCTTCCAGCTTTAATCCATCGAAAATATCAGGCTGTATCCTCTTCAACTCATGCAGGGCATCGTTCTTTCGCTCCCTTGAAGCGGTTTCGCTTTCAATAACGGTAATCAATGAACGAACCTGTACAGCCTCTTTTGCTGTGCTTTCGAACACGCCGCTTATTTGATTCTTCAGATCCTTTGCAGCTTCTGCCGCTTCATCTACTGTTTTAGCAGATTTTCCAGCGAATCGCGTCCATGCATCAAGACCAAAGGACGCGATAGATAATCCAGCAGATAGTCCTGAAAATGCCAGAATAAGGCCGCCAGGGCCTGTCAGTGACTTAAGGAGAACTTGTGAAACAGTCTGACCACTTTCTTTAGCCGCAGCACTTACAGAACGGAAGGCAGATGGCAACACCTCTAAGTTGTTCCCGATAGCACCCGGCCCGAAAGGCAAGTCAGAAAGTACCCTGCCTACAGACTGTATAGCATATGCGGCCTCTTTGCTCCCTGCCGTAAGTTTACCTGCGCTATTAACGAACATTTTGGCACCTTGATCCAGCTTTCCGAATTGAGCAGGTAGTGCGCCGAACTTCGATTTAAGGGCATCCATATTGGCCAGCCCTTTATTAACGAAGTCCTTTATTTCCTGCGATAAATTGCGTACAGATGCACTCGTTTGGTCTGCTTCTCTTTGTGCCTGTTCAAGTATGGGATTCCACTTGGCGTTGAAAGCATCCGCAGCGGCAAAAACATCTTTCTGTACAAGCTCAAATGAGCCGGCCGCTTTTGTAAGCGTGACTGAAATCTCAGACGCCGAAGAACTGGCAGCCTTCATGGATTCAGTGGCAGATGATACGGCATTGCTCATCACGCCAATAGAAGCACTTGCCTGTGATGCCGCTTTGGAAGAGGTGTTGGCCAGGTTCTCGAATGACCGGGCGGCAGTGTCAATCCCGGAAGGATCGGCATCTATCGTAATCCCAAGTCGAACGTTGCTCATGGCCTGATAATGTTTTTGTAGATATTTTTAATCCGGTCTTTTTGCTCTCGAACGTATTTAACCTGGTCATCATGTGCGCCTTTGGCTGCATCGCCATCGATAGGCATTAACTGATGTTCTGATTCTTTACCTCCAAGTGACCGCCTTATAAGCGTTCCCAGCCATCGAAATCTTCGCAGTTCATTTTTTTGCCGCTCGCTAAACCCGTAGGCTTTCAGGAAGTATTCTGCCAGCGTCATGCGCCAAAAAACGTCCGGCGCGATCTCCATGATGCCCATAGCGTTTACTATGACATCATTCCAGGTTAATTCTTTGTCGCTTTTTTTTTGCCTCCTGTTTCGGGTATCTCAGCCGGCTTAATTGCTTCCGCGACCGCATCCGCTACCTTTGCTGAAAACTGAAGTATGCCTTCGTTTTCATCGGCCCACTTCAAAACATCGGCCTCAGTATAGACGAATTGCTTACCAGTGTCAGTACACTCATATTCCAAGGCGCTCAATACCATACTCACAATATGCTGGAAGCTTACATCTGAGAAAGTTGAATATAGCTGGGCGATGTTCAACCCTTCTTTTTTGCAGAACCCATATAAAGCGCCAGCATTGAAATGCAGTTTAAGCGGTTGCCCCGCAGCAGTTATAACCAGTTGTCCTCTCATAATTACGCTTCAAAAGTGGTTTGAGAAATTCCGTTCGCGTCCAATTGGATAGTGCCGGTGAATGTTGCTTGTGCGTTTACCGGATCACTCTCTTCATATGAGGTAATGTAGCCCCTTCCTGAACGGATAAGATCGCCATCGACCGGATCAGCAGGTCCATATTGGAAGTTGAAAAACTCTTTGCTTTTTGCCAGATCAAACAATGCAGATGCACTTACCTTGCCCGTTGGGTCAAGCAGCACTGTGCCTGCGAAATTCACAGTAGCGTTCTGCGTGCCTGGTTCATGAATTGTTCCGCACTTAGTGTCCGTGCTAATGTCGTTGTTTGTAATCTGGAAGGAGTTATCTGTTAAGCACGCCACAGGGTCAAAGCCTTCTGTAGGCGTTGCGCCGTCACCAATCAATAGTATACGGCTGTTAATCGGTACATTTCTTTCTGCCATGGCTATGCTATTTGAGATGTTTTATGTTGAAATACTAATACTCGTTGAATGACCCTCATTTGCCCGTCGTCAAAGCCCTCGGTGGTGATGTCGCTCAGCAACTCTGTACCTGTCACCTGAAAGCCCCCTGTACCACTCGTAATCACACTGCCCACCGGTGAAGGGAGGGCAAGGTTTAATATCTGCTTGCCTATTTCCTCGTTAGCGTCTCCGCTATTGTTCAGAAGCTCTTTGCTCAGTATCGACAGTTGAATAGTACTATCGGTATTGAAACTCTGCTTCGTCTGACCATTCCCATACGCTGCTTGTGTACTGAAAAGAACATAGTAGTTTGGCGTTTCTCCAACCGGAACGAACTGGTTGTAAAAAGGAATCGGATTGCCTTTATAATTCACCTGTCCGTTCAGTAACTGGAAGTATGCCTCTCTTATGTCTCTAGCCGTTGAGTTCATCTTGCAAACGTTTAGCTATCTTATCCTCTACTCCTGTGGTCGCTTCTTTAAATGCTGGGTATAAAAACGGATGTGGCTTAATACCTTTTGCCAGGATTGATCTCATGATGGCATATGCCACTTGTTTGTCCTGATCCGCTCGCGCCGCTTTACTGCCGGTTCTTTTCTGCGTCTTTACGCTATAGGTTCCCGCCAGCCCTTTCTTTCTAACCCATATAGTCAATGAGCGTAAGAACTCCTGCCATGTGGCGCCGGTCTTTCCTTTGAATTGGGCCGCGAAATCTGCCCATTCTGCCGGTATACTCACTTTACTGCCGGTGCCGAATTCGATGTATGGCGCATAACTGGCTAATACATTCACTTCCTTGCTCAGCATCTGGCTGTTGATATCAATGCCCTGCCTTAACAGTCCATCATTCACAGGAGCTTTTTGCTTCGCTAGCGTCTGTATCTTTATAGCCGTAGCATTCAATTCGTCATCTACTATCTGCGGGCCTTCTTTACTGAAGGCTTCGGCAAACTTTTTCAGTTGATCAATGCCATCGAACTTGATATTTACAAAGCTTCTTGCCATTGTTAAGGGGTGTTCCAATCAACGATGTCCCATGACCTTGCTCTCAACAATGCTATCTTGTCGGCGGGAGCATATTGCTTTTCGCCGTCTATCTCTACCAGTAGAACCCAGCGCCCACCTGTCTTACCAGCAGCGATCAGGAAGTCTGCGAGATCTGATAACTGCTGCGATGTAAAGAGCGTGCCGCTGACGCTTATCGAGATCAATCCATCCCGATAAACCGGGAAGGAAGGAGCCTGATCGCCTATCAGCATCCGTTTAAGATTCACCGGAATATCACCAGTAATAGAATCACAAACTCCGCTGTTGTTTGGCGTAGAAAGAGTCACCTCGTCAACCAGAGGCCCATCGTTGTGATATATCTTCACATCTGCCGACTCAACCTGGTATACCTTTTCCGGGAAAGTGCCGTCTGGATAGGACCATATCCCCGTTTCATCACCCCAATCAATCACCGAACCGGCACGCATTGTCCAGATCAGATGCTTGTTACCTAAGTCGGAATAAGAGAACTGATACATCTTATCATATCCCACTGGTACTTCACCCATTGGTGTTCCTTTCTCCCACTTATAGGTGCCGCTTGGGTTATAGTTGCTACCACCGTTGCTTGTTCCTGAACCGCCTAGTGTCTGTTCGTAAGCCAGTAATTTCAAATAGCGCTTCTTCCCCTCATTCACTTCTCGATAGCTTTTCACTATCAAGTCCTTCCCCTCGTATTCGATTATATTCTCCGTTGTTACCGATCTACTGCCGGCATAACGGACAATTATTTCATAAGTATTTCCAAGAACCTGTATACCCTGTAACTGAAGCCATGTGCTACTTTTAGGCTCAACTTTGGCCCATGTAGTATACAGTGTCTGCGCCGCTGCGTTGCTCACGCCTCCGGCACTGTCGGTCACACCCGGCGTCATCGCCTTGACTATTATTCTCCTGTTCAGCTTCCCGGTCATAAAAACAGTTCAGTGAATACACGCCGAAATAGTTTGCAATACTGCTTTGCTGCAGGCGCTATCTCTTCATAATCACTACCCGCTTCATCGCCTCTGTGCTCAAACATCCAGTTCGCCTGTGCGGCTATTGCCAGCTTCAATGCTGCTGGTAGCGGATTCGTTATGTTATGTCCCCCCTGGTAGGTGAACGTCATGCTTTCCTGACGAGGCGATTCAACTGAAAGAAAACCGTCTACGCCTGTGTACTTTACCTCCGTAATCGCATTGCCTTCGTTGTCTGTAACACTCAACACATTTCCGTTAACAGGCCCGTATGGCAACTCCTGCATACCGCAACTGTTAGTAACTAAGGCTACCACCTGGCGGTTCACAAAGGATCGGTTACAGTACTTTTCCAGTATCTCTCTGGCACTTGGTATGAAGCTTTCCAGTATCAGCGTATCTTCGTCATCGAAGTCTATCCGTGAGTATGATTTCACGAAATCAACTGTTACCGGCTCCGTAATAACAGCAGCTAAACTCACACCCACAACAGCATTAATCCCGCTTTGTGGAACCGCTGGAAATGTGCTATATGAGCCGCCTACGATCATTACTTCTTAGCTTCTTTTTTACCTGGTCCGGCGTTTTCAACCTTCTCTTTAGTTTCAGCCACTTCTACTTTTTCAGCTGGCTTTTCTTCCTTAACAGGTTTTGCATCTTCTTTCACTATGTATACATAGCCCTGAAGTGCTTTTGCCTGGTCTTCGGTTACCTCGAATTCATCACCGCGCTTATGGTGTGTTTTCGTTGCACCATGGAAGAATTCCTGAATGGCTCTTACTTTTACTTTTGACATAGTGTAGCTTTTAAGCGGTGGCGCATTTAACGGCCCACATTGCGGCTTCCTCGTATGTAGTTTGTGCGAGGCTTGCAAGTCTGCCATCTTTACCTTTTACAGACTCAACCAGATTAATTAATTCGGCGGTCTTCTGCTTGATCTGATCTACCACTGAATCATTTGCTGGATTGAAATCTGTCCTTACTCTTACTTCACCAATAGTTTTTACTTGTTCTGACATATCAGTCTATTTTGCTACAGGAGCGGGGAACGATCCCGCTCTACGGCCACCCTGTAGGGAGTTATCTGTTATTCGTTTTGTCTTACACCATACCATAAGCCAGACACGGTGAAAGACTGCGTACCGCTGGTAGTGCCAAAGAGCCGATAAAATCTTGCCTTACGGACACCGGGCGTCAGAATGAATGTTTGTGCGGGAGTTACATTACCTATAATGCAGCTATCCAGAGAAGTAGGGCGAACCCAGTTCAGGCTGTCATTACTATACTGCAGGTACAGGATGCAGGAAGGAGTGCCAGACACTTTCAGTGCATTCACCTGAAAGGATAGCTGCGGTACATTGCCGGTCAGCTTCACGCCCGGAATGGTCAGCCGGATAGTGTCGGTGTTGGTGGCCGTTTTCGCGCCGTTCATAGGGCCATATGATTGAGCACTTACGCCAATCATTACCATGCACGCGGCCATAATCAATACGATCTGTTTCATTGAAGAAGATTGAAAGAGGTTATGAATACCGGCCTACCTAAGCAGGCCGGATGATTTCTTATTGCGCCAGTGTGATTTTGCGGAACGCACCTGCCAGGTCAATTGCCAGACCCTGACGCGCTTCGATACGCACGGTTACCTTGTTTTCAGTAACGTTGTTTGCGTCCTGTTCGAAGAAGCGTATTTCCAGATTGGAAGCCTGGATGATCTTAGCATAGTCCCAGTTACCGATGATGGCGCGGGTAGAATCAACCCAGTTGCCCTTCAGTAGTGGTGTGCCGTTGATAGACATGCTGCCATCATTGTTCACGCGCAGAACGCCGGGATATGTGTAATCGCCTGAACCAGATCCTTTGTACTTGTAGAACTCGGCGTAGCGGGTTGGGCGCATAACCACACCATTAGAGGCGAAGTTGTTTTCTTCCAGCTCAGCCACGGTATCGATGATCTGATCAGCGTTCACAGTAGCAGCTGTAGAGCCTTCCGGAATAGCCGCCAGTAATGATGCGTAGAACAATTGGTTTTCGCGGATCATGAAGTCACGTAACAGCAACTGAGGCAGCACATTCTGAATGAATGGTAAGTCTTGCAATAGTTGACGTGTTACACGAGCATAACCAGAAACAAAGTCTACAGTGTAGATGTCTTTGTTGAAGGTGTAATCCTTCTGTGGTTTTGCCTGACCTTCCACCTGTGCGCCGATCTGACCTTCACCACCAGATTCACGATATTGCCAGTAGATACCGGTAGCGGTTGGGTATGTCTTAACCAGGTCACGGAAGTTTAACAGCTGACCGGGGTTAATGATTGGCTGCGGATTGATGGTAGGAAAGCCTTCACCGATACCACCTACGGTATTGGTCATAGTCATATCGCCTACATCTTTCACCTGCATGGTGAATGGCTGACCCTTTTGGATCATATCGTATGACTTCTCAGCTTCTTCGGCAAATGCTGAACCGAATGATTTTTTGGCTACTTTACCTGCACCGCCTTTGCCTTCGATCAACAGGCGATCCAGCGCCTTCTGGTTTTTATCAGCGGCGTCTTTGATTACCTTGATGTCTTCGCCGATGGTCTTTACATCTTCGGCTGTCTTGTCAGCGGATTTTTTTACGGCCTCAATATCCGTAGCTGCTTTTTCTGCGGCTTCTTTGGCCGCTTTGGCTTCTTTATCAGCGTTATCTGCTTTTGCAGCGGTAGCGCCAACGTTTTCGCCTATCTTCTTTACCTCTGCGAGGATTTCTTTTTCGTCTGCCATTGCTTACGATTGAAAAGATTTGTTGATAGATTTTAGTTCTGCCAGCAATTCTTCTTCATCGTTCGGCTCAGTGGTTGCCTTATGCTCCGGCTGAGTGGTTCCGTATGCCTGAAATGCTTGTTGTATGTTCTTCAGTTCTGCTATGAGATACTGGAAGGTTCTGTCTGTAAATGTGCCGTTGGCAATTGCTTTGGTAAGCAGTTCGCAGCGTTCGGCGGCTTTTACCGGCGTCATGGATTTAACGCCAGTGATAGGGGTATCTTCATTGGCACCCCAGCATGTGAGCGACGAGCCTTCCCACAATTTCAATTCCTGCAACTCTCTTACGGGACAAGTTTCGCCCCAGCATTCATATGTGAGGGTGTCAGAACTTCTCCACTTCATCACCTGAAAGCCGATACTGTGTTCCGTGATCAGGCCGCTATCCACCATCTTCAGGAAGTCTTCGCCCAGTTCATGAGAGCCGATTTGGCTTTCATAGGCCAGCCCTTTGCGGTCTTCAACCAGTGATTGAAGAGCACCCAACGCCAGGTTGGTATTATGATTTAACAGGTGCTTAATGCGTGGCTTAGGCGAGTTTGGGCCATTCTCCTGAATAGATTTCCGGAATGCTCCCGGCAGGATTACATCGCCGTCAGAATCAACATTATTGAAAGCAGAAAAGTATCCGGTGACAATTCCCTGCTTCATGTCCATATCCTTAATAGAGGATGTTAGTTCGTATGGTATGTTGTAAACAGGCTTCATTCTGATAGACAAAGGACACATAAATTTTGTGTGTTTGTAACAAATAATGTGTCTTTTGCTTTGAAATGTCACAGCAGGATTCTAATTTCACACCATAGTCAAATGCAATGGCCAAACAAGATGATCCAATCGCAAAAACAGGTGTTTCCATGCGAAACAGCACCTGGCGAGATATAGACAAGATAGCGCGGGATATAGGCATGCCCAGCAGAAGCGCAACGATAGAGGTGGCGTGCCGGCTGCTCATTAAGCATTTCAAAGCTGGTCAGGTCGTTATTGTTCCTGATGGTTTTGAGATAGTGGTTAATCCAGTATTAGAGAGAAATACAAATCAATAATATGTTTACTGAGATAAAAACAATCCAAAGCTCAGACGAAAACGTAATGAAGTTCATCTTTGCCAAAGACAATGCTGTTGCTGAAGCGGTGCTATACAAGTACCCCACTTACGAAGATAGAACAGTGATATGTTGCTCTACGCAGTCCGGCTGCCCGGTTGGCTGTCGCTTCTGTGGTGCCGGCGATTACTTTGTCCGCAGCCTGAAAGCAGATGAAATACTCTTCCAGGTTGATCATTGCCTTGAACATAAAGGGATTGATGCAACGAAGATCAAGCGTTTTCAGATTATGGTAATGTCCATGGGTGAACCCTTATTGAACTTCAAGGAGCTTGAACAAGCGTTTATCACCCTGCACGGCAAGTACCCCAACGCCAAGCTGTTAATCAGCACGATAGGGCCACGCATCGACTATGAGCCAGTTATGAGAATGGCTGAAAGAATTCCTACAGTCGGACTGCAGTTCTCAGTCCACGAAAGCACGGACGAGAAGCGTAACCAGTTAATTCCGTTTGATAAAAAGCTTACTCTTTCCGAAATAGCAGAAGTAGGCGCAGTGTTCCTTGCCCGGACCAGCCGTAAGCCTTTCTTTAACTATTGTGCCAAAGAAGACAACAGCAATCAGGAAGATGCCGATCGCATAGCGTCATTGCTTAACCCGGCTGTTTTTGAAGCAACTATATCCGTAGTATGTGAGCGTGACGAAAGTATTGCTGCCGCCAATGTTCGCCAAAGGGAACTGGCTTCTGGCTTTATGGGCAAACTGACCAATCTTGGTTTTTCTACCCGAATGTTTGACCCTGCCGGTCAGGATGACATTGGCGGCGGGTGCGGTCAACTCTGGTTTGTACAGGACTGGATGCGGAACAATCCTGATAAAGCACGAAAATCTGTTGGCTTTGGTATGGACGTGGTGCATGCTCCTGCTGAACATGAGGCATATGCTGATTAATTAAATTAATACACTATATGAAACGACTACTTTTTATTTTATTCGCCGCGCTGCCAGCATGCATGTTTGCACAGGACATTCCAGAACCGCAGCCATTTACTTACGTGAATGATTTAGCTTACGTATTGAGCGAGCCTCAGAAAACTAACCTGAACACAGTAATGCACCTCATAGAGCGGAAGACGTCTGTACAAATCGCAGTAGTTATTATTCCAGCGCTAGTAACGAAGAGTATAGAAGAGTATGCGCTGCAAGTTGGCAGAAAGTGGCACGTAGGAAATGCCAAGAACGGCATAGTGTACGTTATATCCTTGGCCGAACGAAAGCAGCGCCTTGAAATAGCGCAAAACCTGGAAGGAGACATTCCGGATATTATAGCAGGTCAATTGACAGCATCAACCAAACCATTCTTCAGAAATAATGACTATTTCGGTGGAATAGTAGAACTCCTAAAAGGGATAAATAGGCGCATCGACCCTGTTGCAAAGGTCCAATTGGCGCTTGCGGAAGCTGAACGAGAGAAAAAAGGCGCCGAGTTTAAATCAGCATTGACTGTATGGCTATTAGGTTCCCTTGGGGTTGCTTTATTTGGCATCTTCTTTTACAGAAGGTATAAAAATAAGCAGCTGAGGGTTAAAGAGGCTAGAGATCATGCGGCAAGGAACGAACTAGAGCGTGTTAAAGAAGAATGGAGACAAAGATACGAAGGCAACAATGCACATGAACCTATCATACAGACGCCGCGCGGTTCATCTATTAATCCTGTTGTTTCTGGCATTGCGAGTGGTATTATTGGAGGGTCGGTGGTCAGTGCTTTTTCGTCGAAACGAAAAGACGACGAAGACAGAAGACGTGACGATACGCCAAGTAGTTCATATACTTCATACGATTACGATTCTTCTAGCGGTTCAAGCAGTTCGGCTGATAGCAGTTCCTCTAGCTCCGATTGGGGTAATTGGGGGTCAGGCAGTCGTGATAGTAGTTCGTCTTTCGACTCTGGTTTCTCTGGGGGCGGCAGTTCGGACAGTTGGTAATTAATCACCGGGGCTTCGGCCCCTTAAAATAGACTTCATGTCAAATAAAGTAAATCCTGGCAGAGTAATAAAGTGCCGTGTGTGGGATAAGGCAGGCAATAAGATGTATTATCCTTTTAATGGGAACCCGCTGTCGGTGGTTTGGGATAAAGTAGATGGCGCAAATCTCGTTCAAGAACTTGCCGATAAGGACGGTTCATGGGCGTGTACGGATAAGGCTGATGAATATGAAATAATGCAGCATACCGGCTTTGTAGATGCATCAGAGAGCGACATTTACCACAGGGACATAATAGTGTCAGACAGGTTTCCATTTTCAGACGGGTACATTGCAACGGTTGAGTGGATTGACGGCGCATGGCAATATATATTGTGGCGTACTAATGCAAACAGACACAGCGATATGAATGGGTACAACTATATGCTTGCCGCTGATGGTGAAGACGTATCACAATATCGGGTTATAGGCAATGCCTACGAAAACAGAAATATTTTACCAGAATACTACGATTATGAGTAACGAAAAACAATCCGGCGGCATAGGGTTCTTATCCCTGCTTCTGCTGGCTTTTATTGTCCTGAAGCTGTGCAAGATTATCGGCTGGTCATGGTGGTGGGTGATGGCTCCTTTGTGGATACCGGCAGTTATTGGCATAATAGCTACAATATTATATATCTGGCTTCAATACAGAGAGTTGCGAGACAATAAGAAGCGGCCTAGCAAGTGGGAGCAGCGCAGGCGTGACATGATGGAACAGACGCGATTATATAAAGAGCAAAACGCGAACAAAATATGACATGGTTAACATTCATCAACTACATACTTCAGTTCTTCTGCATCCGGATTGCCAGATGCTCAGAGGTGCGTATTTCATCATGCAGGCTTGTTTCTGTGTCTGAAACCAAAGGCGGACTAAGTTTTGAAACCATACCCAATGAATTTCACACGCCGCGATGGTATTCTGTGATGTACTGGGTAGTTCCTTTCAGCGGATGGAGTACGCCATTTAAGTATTGGAGTAAGGTGAAATACTGGCGGTTTACCAAGGTGAAGACCGTACCGAAAGATCCTTATCCAAAGCATGTATTAAAATTTCCACAGCCATGATCTTAAACATTGACGGCAGGCCGGTTGACATACAATTCAACTTCGATGGCAACGAAGACTTACTGAAACGGTTACGAGTGGCCATGTTTGAAAAGACTATGTTCTATCTGAGCAACGGCAAGGAATATGCTTTGTTTCATCCGAAGTTCCTTTTCGGGGCTTATACACAGGACCAAAGCAAAACAACCTATAAAGGGCCTAATGAGTTCGCCTATGCTATCTCTACGGCAATTATTGCAGGATATAAACAATTCGGCGATGAAGCGGCCATGGAGAAGCTACCGAAGAAGAAAGTGGCGTTTATTTTTGACAAGCCAGCGGAAGAGCCTAAGCCGGAAGGTGGCAGGATAATATTGTTAAATTAAAGCTTATGAACCTATATAGAATAATTGTAGGCCATGCAGCGCCTAAAGACCTTAATAGAGCCACAGTGTGCATGCTGCTGGCTGAATCAGATGATTCAGTATACGAGTGGCTTAAAAAAGACCATTCAATGCCGGGCAAGCTGTCATCAATTTTTAATACATGGGCAGATAAAGAGGCTGCCTATGCAGATGGAACAGATGAATGGGATAATGACGATTACCCGGACTTCAAAACCATGATAATTGCAAACAAGGGAGAAGTGGAAATAAGCGACTATGAAGATGCTTATTATGGTGCTACAGCGTACGGATGGGAATTGCTTAAGGAAGGAATTTCAGATGTTATACCAGATGGGTTTGAGGCAGTAGTATTTAAAGCATAACCAGGCATGACCCCAAAGCAGATCAAAGAAACCTCAATGGCGAAACTGTTGTTATTTGCTAAGAAATATAGCCACAGTGTATCAAATATTCAAAATAGATTTGTATAATGATAAGAGCAACAGATGTAAGAATAGGTAACTATTTAGCGGAGGCAAACGGCAAAATATTCAAGGTTGACCCAAGGGTAATCTATCTGCTATTGGAAGGTACTGGGCCTGTATGGGATGGAGTTGCCTTTACAATAGACACACTGAGCAAATGCGGGTTCATTAAGGAAACTTGGAGAAACTGTTATTTTTTAAATATTTCGGAAGATTTGAGTTTAAAATATTACCCAGAGGTGAGGATAATTCAGATGTGCGGGCTTGACATGGAAGAAGATCTGGACCATATTAAGCACTTACACGACCTTCAGAACTTTATGTATTTTATCACTGGTAAAGAATTATCTGTAAGCTTATGATACAGCCAACCGAACTCAGGATAGGCAATTCCGTTTTTTATGAAGGTGAAGTTTGGTTTATCGATTCTATCCATCAGGACGTGTGTGGGGTGATGAAAGGGGAAAGAGGGGCGATTATACTCTATAACAGAATGTCTCCAATACCACTTACACCCGAAATATTGGAGAAGTGCGGGTTTGGTGAGAATCCTCAGCACGAGCACCCGGCTTTCGATGAATATTCCTTATTGTCAAACAACCGCTTTGCTATTGGTGACTTTAACGGCGAATACTGGGTTGTAGACGGTATTGATCAATGGCTTCTTGAACATAAGATATATTACCTTCACCAGCTCCAAAACCTGTATTTTGCTTTGACTGGAGAGGAGTTAAAAGTCCAGTTATGACGTGGAGACTCCTGAGCGATAACAGCAAGCACCCCATAGCAATAAGCATCGATCCTGAGTTTGCTGAAAGACCACCCGTTCTTGGTGACATCTAAGCCGCTGTTGGGTATGATTGCCTAACCAATCTGCCACGATCGTCACGCACAGACTCAAAGCCCATTGTACACCTGCAGTTTACCGTGCATTCTCCCGGTGCTGAAGGGTCGCCCGGCTGCGACATTAGCACATCGCCATGCTTCTTTGTGGGTACAACGAATTTCCCGTCTATATCGATCATTTGAGTATCCAGATGCAGGTGATCAGCGCTATCCCGTGGTATACGTCTGGTGCGGTTGTCTTTGGCTGAGATCCAGATTTTCTTCAGCTGTAAGCCGGTCTTTTTTGCCCCGGCAATAGAGCCCAGGTTAGCAGCCCTGACTGTTTCGGTCCGCACAATACGCTCGGCGCGCACCTTGTTTATGTCATCGCTTACCAGATCGTTTGCTATCTGCTCGTAGCTTTTACCAGCATCCAAGCCATCCTGCAGTCTTTCTCTGATAATCTCCTTAGTGTAGTCCGTGATCTGCTTAGCAAGGTTAAGTATGTGCTGGTTGAAGTAGTTTTCAATGAAGTCAAGCAGATAGGATACAATTCCCTCATTACGGCGTTTTACCTGGTTCAGTTCCCGCCATGTGGTGTAGCCCCACTTCATCCCAGCGTCCCGGTGCATCTGACCTAAAACGACCTGCACGCCTTCTTGTGTGACGAAGTGATCAATTCCAGAAACAGCGCCGGGACCGCCATAGGTGGCAACCGCCTGCCGAAACTGTCGCATTTGATCTTTCATCGCCTTTAACACTGATGGGCGCCAGCGTTTCTCCATGCCCTGTTGGAAGATGGAGAATTGAAGCCACTTTTTATGTTGGTCGGCGATGGTCATTTGTATTTATTCTCCTTTATTAAAATGGGAGAAGAGGGAATAACTTCACTATCATCTATTCCTGGTAGATTAAATGGTCTTGATTTTACAAGTTGCTTACCCTCCGGCATATACTCCACATTCATCGCCCTCACCTCGGCATCATGCCACGCCATTATGCGCTTTATAGCCTGTTTCCGGGCAGCATCCTTCATTCCCTTTCCTATGGCGCATTCGTTCTTTGAATATGGAATAGCGCGGCTCACAATCTCTTCCAGCGTCATTATTGGTTCGGTTGCCATAGTCATATCTTTTCGATTGATTCAAACCGCCAACCTCCGTCAGAATTTTTCTCACACACCAGAACTACCTGCCGTGCCTCTCCCTCTATAAACTCTATTTCATTATAGGCAAAGGAAAAGGTAATTGTGCGCCCTATATCTTCAATAGGCTGCTCCTCAATTCTAAATTCACCTACAAAGTCTTTTAGCTTTTTAAAGAACCCAGGTTGTTGGTCTATAAGTTCTATGGCCGCTCTGGTAAATACTATTTGGTTCATATTATCTCTCTTGACTGGTTAAATGCCATGTGTTACACTTTGGACACAGGTAGTATCGTTTCTCCCACCGGTGCTTTTTCTGGCACCTGCGCAGCTCACGTTTAGCCTCTTTTTTGGAGAATTGGCGCTTGCTGCACATGGGTTAAAGATTTTCATTATTCCCGTTTGGATCATTAGGCAATGGATCTATCGGCATTAGGGCCTCAGATAGCGGCATTGACCCTGTTGTTACCCATGGCTGATCAAAGGATGCATCCGGATACTTGCCGAACTTCTGTACATCCCTCTTCTCGTTAGGAGTTATCCACCATGCGGTGTTTAACCAGGTAGCAACCGCCTGCATATCGTCCTGAAGCTCTGTGATACCGGTAATATCGCAGTCAACATATCTTTTCCGGCCATTGGCGGCATATCTTGGAGCGATCTTACGGTTAATAGCATCCCGCAGGGCGTACACTTCAGGAAGGGCTGCATTGGTATAAAGGCGCTTCACCATCTCTGCCACGTTGCTTTCGGTTGATGCCTCGTTGTTGTTAAACAGCACGTCAGACACACCATAGACATTACACAGTCTGGCCAGCGTGAACCGTTCGCTTTGGAGTATACCCAAGTCCACCGGGGATAAGCCGGCAGCTACATACACAGGCTCCCCGGGAGTAAATGCAATTTTACCGGCATTCCCAGTTCCGGCATATTCCCGCATAAAACGATCCTTGATTTTTCCCGTCTGCTCAATACCCATATCTGTTACATCCACATTCTTATTGCCTATAAATGCAGCAGGACCGCCGTTCTGGTACTGAGCTACGCTATTGTCTTCTGCCGAGTTGGACCGCTGTAGCGTCTTATTGGCCGCCCGCAAAGGAGAGAGCCCGTATAACTCCTGACCTTGCAGTGACCAGTCGGGGTTAAAATACTTCAGGTGTATCACCTCGTCCGTATTGATCACCTCTATGCTATTCACTATCATCTGGTACGAGATAACCCGCTTAGGAAAGCCCATGGTTGCCAGTATATTCACGTATTGTGCTGGCATGGAGTACATACCCTGTATCATGCCCTTATTGGCACCATCTGGTATGATAGGCGTATTGATGTAGGAGTTACCAGTGATCAGTCGGAAGCCGTAAAATCCCTCGTAAACGTCCTGCTTGTTCTGTTGATCATCCGGGTTATCTAGTAGCTGCTGCAGCTTGCCCTGTTCCCCGACAATGGCATAAGCCTTTTCCCGCTGCTGGCCGATATTGTAGATAATCTCCGGTGTAAGGTTCTTGGTCAGCATCATCTGGTGATATTTCCGGGCCTCTTTTTCGTCCTTCTGCTCCATCTCATAGAGAGGGATCATAGCCGCTGTTTTGGCAATCAGCTTTACAATGGAGTATACATCGGAGTTGCCGCAATACCCGCGCTGTACAAGCTGCTGGTCATTGGTGACGCCCTGGTAGTTGGCTATGAGTGTCAGCGGGCCTTTTATACCGGCCAGCATGGTAGGCACAAGCCCTTTTAGCTCTGCCTGCACTCTTTCATCTACCATCTGCTGTATTGCCTTTTCATCCGGAGCCCGGCGGAAAAGGGAGGTTATAATATTTCCCAATTTTGTTTCGGTTTAAAGAACATTGAATAACTGCCATACCGGCCCGCATCCATTGCATCATCGAATATCTTTACCGGCTCATCCTGAACAACGCCGTCTTTATCTACCTTCCATTTGTATGACTTAATCTCCTTCAAGGTGCTTGTGCTGCGCCGGGTGATATACAAGGGCTTCGATTTAACGAAGTTGATACCGTCTTTTACCGCCTTTTCAGCCGGTTTTGCGTTATACCCAGCCCTCCTTATCTCTTCTATCGTTTCCGGTCTGGCGCCGTCACAGAACAATTCCTTTCGTTTATTCACCCCATTAACACCAAGCAAGTAGATTAAATCATCTGTTGTTAGCTTCGTTTCGTAAATCAGCTCATCCCAGTAATTCCCCCGGTCATCAAAACCGCAGCGCATCAATACCGTTGGGTGGTTAAACCCGAAATCCAGCCCGTAGCAGAAATCATTTACCTCCGGCCATTCGTCTACTATCTTCCAGTGTACATATATTGTCTCACTGCTCGTTCCTCGTAAACCCAATCCGTACACTTTCCAGAGGTTAGGGTCTGCATCTTTCAGGCTTTCAATCTCCTCTACCTGTTCCTTGGTCAGGTTACCCAGGTTATTGAGGTAGGTACTATGTAAGAACTTTGTTCGAGGCTTTTCCAGCTCATCGTACACGTAGTTGTATTCGTCTGCGGGGTTAAAGTCAAAAAAGATCACCTCCCTTGTCCTCATTGCCAATTGCAGGTACGTTTCCTTTTTCAGCAGGTTGGCCTCATTGACGAAGAGTATATCCCGCCCCGGCCCCCGGACCTTACCATTATCATCTGCTCCAAAGAACTCCACAAAGCCAGCACCGGGGAATTGATAGATCTGATCGGTCTTATTGAAATTGTCGTCACTATAAAGTCCCCAGTCGTTCAGTATATTCAAAAAATCCCGCCTTGCTCCACGCTTCAGGTGAGGGAGAGAAGGGGAACATATGGATATGTGTTTTGTCTGTTCCGAACCAATCGAGGCCAGCAATTGACATATGCTATACGTCTTACTGCTCCGGCTGCTCCCTTGGTTGCCTATTCGGCGAAACAATCCGCTGTCGTATGCAGCCTTGTTCGCCCAGAATACAGGTGTACAGTTAATCTGCTTTATCAGGCTCATGCGAACCCTCCTCCTTCATTGGATGGCAGCCGGCCGAAACGCCAAATTGGAGAATAGGACGAACGTCCTTTCCCTCTGAATCGGTGATGCCAGTTTCCACCTTATCCCGCCAGCCCATATTCTTCAGGGCGAATATTGCCCCAGTGTTTTTGTCACCATGCAACTTCATTTCATACCCATGCTCGACACGAAGTCGAGCCCTTTTTATTACAGCCGAAAACTCTTCCCCACGCTTTTCCTGATCCTCCAATGAACTCTTTGATGAGAACCCCAGAAACAAAACAAGCCCAGTAACCGTTGCCGGTTCGGGATGCCTGACCCATTCATGAAACTCTTCGGTTTCAATAGAGCCATCTTCGTTTTTCACCTCCTTAGTAGTGGTTTTTGACTCCCCCTGTATATAGATGAAGTACTCATCACAGGCAGCACAAAGCTCTTCTGCGGTTTCGTATTTAGCTGGACGACCGCCATTGTTGCCTACCGCATATTTATTACCTACAGGCGCTGCCACACACATAATTTATGACAAAGTAACAATTTATGTGTGTTTGGCACAAAAAAAATTACCTTCCCGCTTCCAGCTCCTTCAAAGCAGCCTTTATTACCTTAATGGGGTCTTTGTCTTTGGATTCCAGGTATTTGGTCTTTGACATGCCCAACACCCAGTCAGCAGAGGCACCGGTCATCTTACAGACGGTGAGCATGGCTTCGATGGTAAACCCAGCTTTTCCCGACTTCTGGGCGGCGGCATTGGCAGGATTTAACCCGGCTTTCTCCCAGGTATCCTTCAGGGTCAACTGGTGGGTTGTCTGGTACTCTTCCAGCAGTTCAAGGATACGTTTGTTGTAGGGGATGAGAGCCATACTAATCAATAAGATATCTGACATCAGAGAAAGACCCGTTTTTGATAACCAGGCTATCTTTGGCTGTTCTGAAGCATTTTCCTGAAAATGAACCAGATATGTACCCGTCTTTTATCTGAATGATGCTGATTTTCATCTGTGTAAAGGAAGCGGGGCTATCTTCGCCAAATGCTTTCCCGTTGTAATACCCCTGAAAGCTTTGAATATCATATGATGTTCCGGCGGCCAAGGATGAGTAGTTTAAAATCTGGAAACGGCAGTTCGCATTCTTGTCGGGCGCGATTTCAAAATCTACATGATTCACATTACCAACCTGGCTATTACTGCAAAAGCTTAGCCCCTTTACAATTACACTATCTCCATTCATGTTCATGGATAGTGTCGCCTCGCGAGGCTGCTCAACTGTAGGTGCTTTATCTTTTGAGCAAGACAATATTAAGAGTGGTAAAACAAAAAGTGTTATATATTTCATTTTCAATTAATTGAATAGGTTTTAACGCCTTGAAGCCTACCGGCCACGTCTTCCATATTAGCCCACGCCTGCATAAAAGCGCTTTTACTTGCTCCCTGATACCGCACCGGGTCATAGCCTGAGAATCCCTGTAGACGAAGTAGCCCCGTGATAACAACCTGGTGATCACGCACCCGCACATTAATCTTATGCCATGCCATGAGCCCCATAGCTTGTTTTTCTCCGGTAGAAATTATATGCAGGTCGTTATCTTTCTTTTCTATTGTAAAGCCAGCATCCAGTAAAGTATTCCCGGCAGCGATAAAGGCTGAATCTTCCGGACCGGAAAAGGAAATGACGATTGCAGTAGCCTTTTTAAACGGGATAGTATCGTTCTTTGCAAATGAA